CATACCTTGTTGCTGTTGCATTGCTATTTGTTGTTGAGCCGCCATTATTATTTGTTGTCTTTGAGCATCATCTCTTATTAGAGAATCAGGTACACCAAACTTTTTAGCAAGATATACAGCAGTATCTTCAGATGAAACAAGTAAGTTTAATAACTCTGGGCCAAATGTTTGCCCAACTAAACCTAGATAACGTGATACATTTGATATATCTTGATTAGCTTGTGCTTGTGCTAATGGAGATACAGAACGTATTTTAACTTCTCTTCCATTAATAGTAGGTATTTCTATGCGCCCTTGTTTCTTTAATATATGAACAACTCTTTGCAATACAGGCTGTACCATTTCAGCTTGTAATCTTCCAAAAGCAGAACCAATACGCCTTGATAAATCAGCCATACGTTCTGCAACTTCTGTAGCAGAAGCAGGTGTTTTATTTGGATCGCCAAGCATATCATTATATAAAGCACGTTTTATATTATTTCTCATATCACCCAAAACAAGATTTGCAACATCAAAACTACCAGCAGGTCTAATTGGTTGTAATCCTTGTGAACCTTGAGCTTTAGGTATTATAGTCCCTGGAACAAGGTTTATAGTATCTGTGTTTATAACGCCATCATCGTCCATTTGATATATGCCAGAGATAGCCATCTGTGCATTTTCTAGTACAAGCTCGATAGTAAGATTAGTTGTTTTGATTGCACTTAATGCATTAATAAGTGGGCCTCTGCCATATATTTCACCTGCGGCTTTAGACCAACGAAAACATACAAATGGATTAGAACCTGTTCCAGTAAATTGTTCTTGATGTATTAATTCTTGTTTCATTCTATCAATTACAAAATAATCATATCTTTCTTCATTTTTCTTTTGATAGTTTCTACAAATAACTTCTAAAATTTTTGCTTTTTCTTCTGGCGTTGATTCGATTGCTTTACGTACTTTTTCAAGTATATTTGCTTTTGGATATGCGATAGGTATGTCGATATATTTAAGTTCGCGTTCCCGATAAACGTGGTCAATGTTATCATCAGGCCCAGTATCCAACATAACAGATGGTAATGGAATTGCATTAAAACGGACTGGATTAATTGCATTGCCTTCTTGGACAAGTAAGATGCCTGTGCCAACAGCCAAATCCATAAAGCTTTCATGTATTTCCTGACCAAAGTTAGAGTTTTGAATAACTTCAAATACATATTCTGTAACCTCATCTAGCTGATTATTTACTGCATCTTGCTCTTCTTTTGGAACTTCTGAACCAGCAATAAAGTCAGCCCAACGAGCAAAGTTAGGAACAAGACCAGATTGCAAACGAGATGCAAACTCTTGTGTACCAACAACTGCTGTCTCGTCAAATATCTTATCATCTCTTCTTTGCCCTACTGCTTCTGTAAAAAAACTTTTACGCATAGGTAAAGCATACTCATAACATTCTTCATATAAAGGCTCAAAATAAGAACGATGTGTTTTAGCACGTTCGTATTTTTGCAACATGTTTTCAGCTAATTTATCCATTATATTGTATCGCTATAATATCCAAGGCCACCACGATTACTTGTTAATAAAGAACGTAATCCAGCACCACCACGCATTCTTCTTACTCTTTGCTCTAATGCTTCAGCTTTATTATCTGCTATCTTCCTACGTTCAGCCGCTTCTTGGTCTCTTCTCATTGATTCAACATTAGGGTCAACTGCTGGTCTTGATGGCCCTCTCGACCTTGATAAACACATATTAAGCTCCTTTACATTCTAGCCCATAATCCTTGTCTACGCTTTCTAGGTTGTCTTGTAAAGACATCGTATTCTCTTTTTGCTTGAAAAGCACCTTTAGTTATATTGGTATTATGCATAACTTGTCTGCCCTCACCTGCTCCTAGCATAAGATATTGCAGAGCATCATGTATGTGAGAGTAATGATTTTTTTCTGGCTTGTCATCAAATCTTTCTCCAGAAACCTGCAACCTTCTATATTGATATCCACCTTCAAAACCTTTTATGATATTACGACATCTTGGATCTATAAGAAGACCAGACTGTCCTTCTATCATTCGATTTAATGGAGATTGAACGGATTCAAGTCTTAAAGATACATCATTAGAAGGCGCAGGTCTGGCAAGTAAACCTGCTCCACGTAAAATCTGAAAGGGAGTAGATTCGTCAGTTTGTGCACGAAAATCACCAGCAGGATCACCAAATATAATAGCTTCACACATACTATATCGTGTTGCTAATTCTTGTCTTAATATTTCAGAAAACTTTACAATGCCCATATCAAAAGCAACTATCTCTTGTAATATGAGCCATCTACCTCTTATCTTTTGACCAAACACACAAGCAGGAGTAAGGCCAAAATCAATACCAATATAAACAGGTATGGAGGCGGCAACTGGTATTTCTTCTTTGGCAACATGGACATCAGGTGCAAACATGGGATAAATGGGTTTGCCATCTTGAATACTCCCTAACTTATTCATTACATAAACATCAATCCAACTTTTTGTTTTACCTTGTACAATATTAGGATAATAGTCTTCTCTCATGTTTGTTATGTTTTCAGCTTTAGAATTTTTTATATATTCTAATACATTTCCCTCATTATCTTTTTTTTCTACCATTCCAGAAGGTTGTGTGAAGAACTGCCAGTTATTAGGTTTAATTAACATCTTTGCTTCTTCTTTAGCAATGTGGTCTGGAACTGGTACTTCACCTGACATAATAGGCCACCAATGGTCTTCTTCTGGTGCATTAGTATCACAGATTAAACCTGTCCAAGTACATCCACCATCTTTCATAGAAGGGAAACGACCTACACGCATAGAAGCCGCATCAATAATACTCTTACTTACTTCTCTTGCTTCATTAACCCAAACGCCAGTAACCTCTAAAGACAAAAGTTTCTTTACATCTTCTGGCCTATCAAGAGCTAAAAATATAACTTCAATATCTAAATCATGTGTTTGTATCTTATGTGTGTAAGGAACAGACCAGTTGAACTTCCCCCAGACATGTTCTGGAAACCAATCAAGCCATGTTTTTATTGTCGTAGTTCTTAGTTGTGGATTAGTATTACGTATGATTGCCCATCTTGAACGTCTTATTCCATCAGCATTTGGCTCTTGAGCTAATGCTCTTCTGAATATTTCTACACAACAAGCAACAGATTTACCACTTCCAACTGGACCACGAATGCCACGAAAGAAGCTATTATCTTTCATAAAATCTTTTATTATTTGCCCATCAGGTTTATACTTAAAGGCGGTCATTATTATCTACACCAAACTTAATCATGCGCTCTACAACATCTGGACCAATAGTATTGATAACTTTATCAGCTTCAGTATCAGTACAAAATTCTTTTGGATGGTGCACTAAATGAACTTTCTTAACAACCTGCCTAAGTATATCCCTTTCTTCTTTCTTTAAAGAATGCAAAAAATAACTCATCGATATGCCTTTGTTTTTTTAGCTACATTTTTAGGTTGCTTACTAAACTGTTTGCCTTTTCTTATAGCTTTACGTTTGGCCGCAGTTGAGGCGGCATACTCTTGGGAGGATAAAGATTTTATTGCCGCCTCTGGGAGATAGCGTTCACCTGTTGCTTTCGAGCCTTGAGTAGAAGGCTTGCCTGACTTGGTGCGCCATTTCTGTTTTGTCCAGTTTACTAATGAGCGTTGAGGAGCTTTCACGAAGTATATCCTCCTCCTGCTTTCTTGTAGGCTTTGGCAAGCATCTGCGCTTTACGAGCAGACCATTGACCACTAGCACCACCTTTGTTACCTGCTTTAATGCGTTGAAAGATTCTTCTTCTCATTGCAGGTTTAGTATAATTTCCAGCCGCATTAACTGCCATTTAAAGACCCATATTGTTTTTTTGCAGACTTTAATACATCACTTGTTGCACTTGATGGTATTTGTTTTAATAAACTTTGAGCTAATGTAACTGTGTTTGTTCCAGTTTTTCCATCTGTCATTGTGTGCTTAAATCCAAGTTCTTTTAATTTTTTTCTTAAAAGTTTAACTTCTTTTGTATAATGTTGTTGAGGTCTTGTTTCTTTTGTATCAGAAACTTCTGCAACAACAGACCTTGCAAGTTTCAATAAAGAAGCACGACTTGGTGGGTTTGGTGCTTTTTTATCTCTACCCATTTGACCTTTAGTATTCATTAGTATCCCCTAGAATATTTTCCAGCAGGTATTGGTTTTGCTGGTTTTTTCTTTTTAGCTTTAGATGGTGTACGTTTCTTTTGCATCATTTCATTTTCGCTTTCATAATTCTTTGTTGTAATGCTTTAGGCAATGTCTTCTGCTTACCAGTCAACATTGACTTCTTAGCCGCTTTCTTTTTTGCTGTTGGTCTTCCAACTTGTGAACCATAAGTTCCTTTTCCCATAGGCATATTAATCTCCTTTATTTGCCAAAATTTTTCATAGCTTTTTTATGCGATGCAGAAAATGACATTCCAGATTTCATGTCCTTAATCATCGAGTTCATATGTTTTTTAGTATGATGTTTTTTATGTTTTGCTAATGTTGAACGCTGTCGTTTAGTAAGTTCCATTATGCTCTTGCCTTATTTCGTTTTGTAATAGCTCTTGCCTTTGCTCTAGCATCAGCAGAACTAGATGCACCCCAAGCTCTAAGCGATAATAATTTTCTAGTAGGTCTACCTTTGGAATCTCTATCAGGTCCTTTATTACCAGCCATTCGAGCAAGAAAACTTGCTCTGCGAGGATTGTCTCCACTCTTTACTGGAGCTTTGAGTGTTCCTTGCTTATAAGACGCACGACCCTTTGCATTCAATCCACCTTTGGGATTCTTGCCTTCTTTTCTTTGCCATGCTGGTGTTTTAGCCATTATCGATTCCTTGCTCTTTTTCTTTGAGCTAGTAAAGACATATCTGGTCTTGATGTTGGTTGTTCTGTAATACGCTCTGATATAGTAGGTTTAGATGTAGGCTCTACTTGTGGCAAAAAAGAATCTGGTATGTCTGGTTTTGATATTGGAGTTGCGCTTTGCACTTCAGAAGCACCAGCAGATTTAACTAATAAATTCTTAAAACTACCCCAAACAGTACTTCTTTGTGGTGTCATAGGACCACGCAAAACAAACTCTTTAGCATTTTCTGGTATCTCTGTTTCATAAACAGTTTCTTCTACCTTTGGCTCAAGAGGAACAT